GTTGTAGATCGACTCGCTTACCTGCTCCGTGTTGACCGCTGGCGCGCGGACGCAGTAGGCGATCGGCATCGCTCAGGGCCCTATGGCGTCGAAGCCCACGGGAGACTCGATCCTCTCGACGCTCTCCATGTACTCGGTTCTGCCGTGTTTCGGGTGTAGCCTGTTGTGGGACTTGAATCGGAATCCACGCGCCTCTACCAGCTCCCGGAATCCCGGAACCTCTTTGACGCCCCATTGGTGAGTGGGGTCTTCACCGGTGGCCTGATCGGGGAATGTCCACTTCCGGATTTGCACGCGCCCGCCGCCTGTGATCGGAAGCGGGACGCCGAGTAGATGGCAACCGATCTGGGCGATCTGCTTCACGTAGTCCGGAGATTGGACGTGCGACAGGCACGGGGACATCTGAACCTCAACGTCCCAGACCCCACTACCCAGCTTCAACGTCCGTAGACCGATCAGTGCCCAGGTACCGTAGAACTTGCCATCTCTTAGCACAGCAAACACGAGCAAAGCATGTTGGGGCTCCGGCTTGCTGTCAGCCCTGCATGCCTTGAGTTGCTCGCCAAGACCACGCTGGTAAATCATCTTGGCTTTCCAGTATGATTTGTGCTCCATCGCTTGAATCGCCAGCAGCGGGTCCAGCCGGACGTCCACTAGCGAGAAGGATCCGATCTTGATGGTTTCGAACACCGCGTCCATGCACTACTCCCAGGTGATTCCGAGAGCGTCGATCGGGAACTGGACTCCGTCGCCGTCCTTGATGTCGCGAGTCGTGGCCAGCGCCTTCCAGCCGAAGAACGGCGTCGCATTGGTGATGTGATCGATCAGGGCTAGCCAGCCCACGATGCCCCAGTCCGCGGTCGCTACGCCGAAGTCGATGATCCCATCGTTTGCGCGGCGCAGCGGTCCCGTCGTCTCGGTCAGCATGGCGCCGGTCAGGAGCTGTCGCGCATAGCTCCCGCCGGATACCTCACCGGCCCCCAGTGCGGCGTCGGTCGGCGCTGACGTGAGTAGGGCGCAGTAGAGCGTCGTCGGGGCGGAGAAGGAGGTCCCGTCGACCAGATGGTCGCCCAGCCCGGCAGAATAGAAGTCGCTCATGTCGGCCATATCGGTCCCCTACGCCCTCCCTCACCTCATCTCCCGCATCGCCGACAGCAAGAGATCGACACGCTCCTTCGAGCCCACCAGCTCCGCGGCCTTGGCGCGCCCACGCACCTTGTGGTCAACCCCGTCGATCGTGACGATGAACCACGGGCCGCCTACGTGCTTGATCGAAATGTCGCGCTCTGTATCGCCCTCAGAGGGCATCGTTCCGGGAGGGGCTGCCATGGGATCGGCCTCGCCTGACGGCTGCTCCAGGGCGGCCCCAGCGGGGCGCGGATGCGCCGTCGGCGGCGCATCGAATCCATGCAGCTCGATTCGGCTCGACTGCCAGAGTCTGCGCAGCTTGTTGACGCCCATCTTCTGGATGACGTCCTCCGGGAGGACATCCCCGGCCTCGTAGGGCACGCCATTAAAGAGGGTCGCCCTGCGCCAAATGAACTTTGAGTCGGGATCGAACTGCTGCTTCCAGTGTCGGAGTCGTCGGGACCTTGAAGTCATATTCGTCGTCCTCCAGAGAGGGAGGGGGTGAGAGAGCGCGGAACCCTCTCACCCCGGGCCAAGCGGTCCTTCGGTGCGGCGGGCTAGTCAGCGACGTACGAGAAGGTGAAGTATGCGGTTGTCGCGGTTCCGTCGGTCGCGGTGTAGTTCGCGGATGCTCGCTCGTTCGTCGTGTCTCCCGAGATGAGACCTGCGTCACCATTCGCGCAGATGAGATGACCGTGGACCTCCGTTGCGGCGGCGACGTCTGCGATGGCGTGGCCAGTCGGGAATGGAATGCCGAACTCCACGGCGCCTCCGGCGGTCGGATCGATCGTGACGCGGCCAGATACGATCACGATGTCGTCTACACGCTGGAAGTGCGTGACGCCAATCGTTACAGGAGCGTTGTCCAGATTCGTTCCGTCGAGGAACGTCAGCGCCTCGCTGCTCCCGACGCCCGTAGCGTCCAATGCAGCAACGACAACGTCCTGCGCGTCGTCGACGGCAACCTGAGCTGCCAGATGTCGCGCCGGGGAAAGATTGTGGTCAGCCATCGTGATGTCCTCCTCTACGACTATTGGACCCGAGCCAGATCAACCAGCGGCATGACTATCGCGCGAACTCGATACCGAAGTAGGTGTTCCCGGTAGCGATAACATCGAGATCGCCCGCCACATTGTGCCTAACCTCTACCTCAAACTCGTCCCCGGGCACCACCACAAGTACCGGCGAAACAATGAACGACAGCGAGTCTCCTCCCTGCCCCCGGTTGAACGGTATTCCCGGGACGAGTCCAGAGTTTTTCAGAAACGTAATGTCTTTGAAACTTCCCCCAGACCCTGACCAAGCAACGCCCGCGGATAGCCGAACGCGGCCGACACCCGCCGGCACCGTGACGATGCTGTCCCCCGAGTTCGCGAACCACCCGCCCTCATCATAATTTTCGGTCTGCCACACCAGGAGCGTTAGCGCACCATTGACTGCGGTCTGAGCCGCAGACTTGGAAACGAGTGCGCCGGAAAAGACATTCTGAGCCGCGTCGATTTCATCCTGATGTGCCCGATGCTTCGCTGGGTTCAGGTTGCGGATTGCCATGGGTCGTCCTCATTCATGCCTATCAGGACGTGAGAGGTTGGGTGAGGGGAGGGACAGCCCCCCTCACCCTGTATCAGTTGTCTCTGACGCCTACTGGATGATCGCCCCGAAGAAGTAGCCGAGGTCGGCTGCCACAAGCTTCTGGTCGTATGCCATGTCGATCTCGATGCGATCCGACTCGGTCAGGTCATTGCGAAGCCGCTTGATCCTGGTCCCGTTGCCAGTCGCGCCCGTGTAGCCAGTCCACGAGAACGTGTAGCCGGCGCTGGGGGTCATGAGACCGGGGGACGCGGGGCTGTAGGTCAGCATCCCGTTGCTGCCACCGATGAAGGAGTGCGAAGCCGTCGCGCCCTTCGCGGCGGTGTTCTGGATCGCCGCCATCACCAGGATCTCGTCCACCTCGAACAGAGCCGCCAGCGAGTCACGGTTCGCCATGGCCGGTCCCGAGGTCTGGCCACGGTCGAGCCGCGCCACGATGTCCGGGTGATCGAGCAGGGTGTCGTACACGGCCTTGCCGAGCGTCAGCTTGTTGGGCTCGAAGCCGGTCGACTCCAGCACGAAGCGCTTTCCTTCCCGCACGTCTTCGATCGGCGTCGAGGCCGCGTCGCTCCAGAACAGGAGGTCGTTGTTGGCTGCGCTCTCCGGATTGAACGAAGCGGAGCGCGCCGAAGCGCCGTCCGTATCGAACGTCCAGGTGTCGCCGGGGTCGCCAGCTGTGAAATACTGGGCGTTCCAGGTCACCTCACGCTTGATGAGACCCTTCAGCGTGACGTACTCGGAGGCTTCGCGATCCAGGCTGATCGGATCGTCCGCATTCGCTCGGACCTGATCCGGGATGTCCCGGTGGTAGGCTCGAACGCGGGCGAAGTAGCTGTCGGTTCCGATCGAGTAAGTGCCGCCGGCCGACTCGGTCGCCGGAGCCCGCTCTTCCATCTCGTCGCGATTGAACTCACCGCGATCGTAGGTGAAATACAGATCCGACTGCTTCGCGGACGAAACGACCGGGAAGACCCGGTCCGCCACGAAGTTCTGAGCACCCTGCATGAATGCCAGGGAAACCTGAGTCAGGGGTCGGTCGACATGAACATCTGATCGTGACGGTTGCACGGCAGGCATTGGTCAGTCTCCTCATTGATGGCCAATCGGCCGTTACTTACGCGCCAGCGTTGTGGTAGATGTTCAGCAGAATGGCAACGATGTCCCCGCTGTCGCCGCCTTGGAGCAGGGGACCGATCTGGTAGTCGGCGGCGGTCGTGACTCCCGCGACTGCGACGCCATTCGCACCCGAGGATACGTTGACGCCAGCCGCGAGCGTCGCGCCCAGCTCGATCATTGCGACGCCGCTGATGGCCACCGGCACGACCTGCAGGTTCGCCGTCACGGTCGTATCGGTCGATTCCTGCGAGATGCCGATGACGCGCTCAGCCGGATCGTCGGTCATGTCGATCTGCGAGGCGCTCGACACCTCGATGATGTCGACGAATCGGTAGATCGTGATCTGCGCGTTCGCGACCATGCTGATGTTGACTGAGGCTTCTTCGAAGGCCATGTCTGTATCTCCCTAGTGGGTGTGGAGTGGACGCAGCCTACTGGCTGTGGATCTCGCGGTAGAGTTCCTTGCCCTCGTCCGTTTCGAGAACCTTCACGTATGCCGCGGCCTCCGAAACGCCACTGTTCTTCGCGACGTAGCCCTTGGCAAGCGCGTCGAGCTTCGCCTCGGGCGAGTCCGCGTCGGTGGCGCCTTCGGTCGATCCCTTGCTCTTGAACGCTCCGGCCATGGCGGCGTCGCCAGCTTTCAGGGCTGCGAGTGCCGAGTTGCGGTGCGTCTCGTCCTTGATGCCATCGACTGCCTTGAGAATGGCAGCACGTTCGTCGATGGTGCCGGGGAGGTGCGACAGCTCGGATTCGGCTCGCTTCGTGAAGCCAGAGGCCGAGGCTTCGCGTTCGGCGGTATCGGCGCGATCCCGCTGCTCGTCGGCGTCCTTGGCGAGGGCGAGAATGACGGATCCGGCACTCTTCCGAATCTTGAGACCCTTCGAGGTCGTGAAGAGTACGGGGTCCGCGTCGTCGGCTGCCTTCTGGACGGCGGCGATGTCTGTGGCGCGATCGTCGGCGCTCTTCGATACGAACGCTGCCTTCTCGGTATCGCCGAGATTGTGGAAGTGACCCTTCTCGGCGTCGGACATGCCCGCGAGGATACTGGTCAGGCCGAGGCGCTCCGTGAGGCTCGCGACCGTCTTCTGCATTTCCTCGGCGACCTTCTCTGCGGTCTTCTCGGCGTTCTTCTCGGTCATCTCGTTCCCCTTGTCGGTAGCGCCCGTCGCGGGCCACTCAAAGTCTGGGTCGTTCTTGCGAATTCCAAGGATCGCAAACTGTACGTCCGCCGGATCAACTTCGTGCGTATGGCCGTTATTGAACAACACTTCGATCGATCCGTCAGCCTTCAATACGTATCCGTGATCGTGCATCACACCCGTCTCGACGCCACGGACAGCGTCCGAGATGCCGTAGGACGTCTCTCCGGCGGGGCCACGAAGCCATACGAGGTGGGCGTGGCCATTCGACATGGTCGTCGATACGGCGGGCGCTCCGTCCATGTCCTTCGCGAGGTTCGCGCCCTTCAGCTTGGCGAGTTCCTCTGCGGTCACAGTGTGGCCGGAATTCCGATTCCCGTCGTCGCGCTTGAGGAACAGAGCTTCGGCGCCTTCCTGCGCCGGGCGGTCGACGGGCGACAGGAAATCAATCCTGAACTCCTTCATGACGGTCTCGATCTCGTTCGGCATCACGAGGCACTTTCGTAGGGCTCGTCATGGATCCGCACGCCGCCGATACTGAACCCGGTGTATTCGCCGCTGACGAATTTGGCGAGCACGCTGGGGCTCGGCTTGACGGCGATCATCCAGCCCTCGCGTTTCGTGGTGATGTCGTACTTGGCTGCGATCTCGTGGGTCATCGGGAAGGAGTGGACGGTAACGCCATCGGGCGAGGCGTCGTGCATCTCGTCCGTCAGGCGCGAATGGAGCATGAAGTCGGTGGTGGCCACGACCATCGAAGTGGGCGGGATCCAATCCTTCTGGAGGTCGCCGTAAGGCACGCCGTCCTCTGTGCAGATGATGCCCCAGCCGAAAACGAGACCTAGCGTCTCGTTGACGTCTGCGATCTTCGAGTAGACCCTGAAGGACGGCTCGTCTGCCATGAGCGGATTGTGAATCCCTTCGACGTATACGTCAAGCTGCGCGTCGCGCGGGGATGCGTCGGCTCTTGATCTCGCGCGCGACGACGCACCGGCAGCGGATCGTCTCGTTGCCCGGCGCGGAGGGGTCTCCGGGGAACATGAGCTGGTTTCCGTTGCCCGAGATGAAGGGCACGCCGAACGGGCGTATCTGCCGATTCATGCGCTTATGTGACGAACGGACACGCTCATCAGCCGCGGTGAACCACTGGCTCTTGATCTCTTCGGGTTGCACGACGCCCGCGTCGATCGCCTGCTTCCACATCTCCTCGTCCGCCATATGGAGGGCGCGGACGGTCTCCGTCCTTGCGATCGTGTTCGCGCGAAACGCAATGAAGCGGGCGCGGTACCGAACCACCATCCGGTCGATCTGCGCCGGGGAGAGCGGCGTGCCGTCGCGAATAGCTCGACGAATCGCGGGGTCGAATCTGCGATCGCGGAGCTTGCGCGACAACGCTTCCGTGGACCCCTCCTCCAGTAGCCGCCGGAAGTTCGTGACGCTGCGCGCCTGATTCCCCGTCAACCCGATGGATTGTTTCAGCGCTCGCGCCTGCTCGATGGGGGCGAGGCCGCGCGAGAACGCATCGCCGAGCAACTCCTGCGCAGCTTCGCGCTGCTGGCGGTCGAACTCCCGCACGAGCCGCAGCCGGTTCTGCTGCAAGGCGACGACGGAGCGCGCATTCGTGGAGTTGAACTCGATCAGCGATTCAGTCTGGGAGCGAAGAACCTCGGCCGCGGAGAGACCCGCCGACAAGAACGCCGCCTCCAGGGAGGCCGAGATCCCCGGCCCGATGTCTTCCGTGAGGGCGAGCGCATCGGCGACGCGTCCAGAGCGCAGCATCTCCGCGACCTCTTCGAGCGAGTCGAGCGTCTCGGCGCCCCTGACCAGCTGCAGGAATCGACGGCGGACCTGGGGCTCGGCGCGATCGAGGAGCGTCGTGATCGCATTCAGGGAGTCGAGCGGCTCCCCGGGCACGATATCGATGGAGGGGAAGCTCACGGGAACCCGGGCGTATTGAAGCCGTAGTCGGCGCCGCTCTGCGCGCACACGTCCGTGCCGCCCGCGACGATTCCGACGGCCGCCTTCGTCGAGGCGAGCCAGAGGCCGATGTAGTCCTGGACGATCGTGGGGAATTGCCCGTTCTTCCCGAGCGTGGAGTTGAAGAGGGTCTTCTCCGTCGTCACGGTGATGGCGCCTTCCACGCGCTCCGTCAGGTTGTCGACCTTCACGTTCGATCCGGTCTGGGCCGCAGTCTGGATCGCCGCATCGTTGATGATGGCCAGCGCGTACTCGAAGTTTCCGTCGACGACGTCCTGCGGAATCGAATCCGAAGGCACGACGACATCGTTCAGATCGACGAGATCTGTGCGCGGCCACTCCAGCGGCTGCGTGCTCGCGGGCTGGGGCTGGGTCTTGTCGACGGGATCCGTCGGGGCGCCCTGCCAGCCCGTTCGTTCGAATACGCGCGTCGCCGTGACCAGCGCCTTTTTCCGGTCAGCGGTCGAGGCTGCAGTCCACGGGGCGCCATGAATGGCTGCAGTGAAATAGGAGTTCGCCGACGAGAGGTTTCCGTACACCTCGTAGAGCGTTCCGCTGATCGTGATCGTCGCCATCGTCTACTCCTCCGGGCCGTTGCTGGGCGGATCATTGCCCTCAGAACCGGGCGGCGGTTTCATGGAATTCTCTTTGACCTTCCGGTCCAGGTCAGCGTCCAGCGACGCGTCGAGCGCAGCCTTTTCGAGGTCGATCGCCGGCAGCCCGAGCAGATCCACGACGACGTTGATGCCCTCCCAGTCCGGAGGCAGCGATGCGCCGGCCGTCGCCAGATCCGTCAGAGCCTGAGTGATCTGCCCGACGTCGCGGTACTGAACCTGCTCAGATTTCAGCGTCGGCATGAGAGCCGCGTCCCAGCCGTTCAGCAGCCAGAGGGGGCGAAGGAAGTCGCTCTGCAGCTGTTCCCGGATCTCCGCCAGCGAGGAATCCACGATCAGACCGAAATTCTGGCTCTTGTCCACGCTCAGGGCCATCGACCCGACCTTCTCGCCGCCGAGCAGCAACCCCTCCACGCCCATGATGCGCGCCATCTCGCGATTGAGACGCTCGATCGCGAGCGCGACCTGCTCCTGACCCTGATCGCCACCCTGGATGATCTCGAAGCTCCACTGCGGCGTGCTGCCCGGAATGCCGTTCTCGCCCTCATCGCGGTAGGGCTCAGAGTCCATCGTCATCCCCCGCGACGGGCTCTTGTTGTGATTGAGCAGCATGTCATTCAGGGGTTGAACCATCGCGTCACGGTCTTCAGACGAGAGCGTGCCCGCGCGCACTTCATCCTCCAGCGCCGCGAACGGACCCTTCAGGATGGGCGTGCCACGCAGGTCGCCTTCGAATGAATAGGACTCCAATAGCTCAAAGAGATTCAACCTGTTGTTCGCATCTACCATGTGACGGAGCAGGCCGAGACCCTCCGGGCTATCGGAAATCGAGTCCTCCAACATATAGATCACCTTACCTCTATCGAGATAGATGTCCTGCCCGCCATTCGGAGGGGTTTGGATCATGCCCAGCACGTTGCCGTCCCGCTCCAGATCCCATTGTGTAATCGTCGCCTGAGGTCGCGGTGCGATATCGAGATAGCCGATCGTGCCATCGTCGCGACGCTTCGCCGTCCACTCTTGAATGCTGAACCCATAGAATCGGTACATCGCGGCACGACGCACGACGCGATGCCAAGGGCGCCGCATGTCGTGCATGATGTCCTCCACGAGTTCCGCCATCCGGATCGCTTCGGACTCCTGACGCGCATCCTCCGTCTCTGCGGGAATGACGCTCCAGCCCGCCTTCGCAATCAGGTTCAGGTAGAAGCGAACGCCCGCGGCGACGATCGACGTATTGGCGATCATTTCCGAGAAGGTCGTGTACCGGGCCGGACCCTTGAGGTCCTGATTCTTCTCCGTGTCGCGAATCCAACCGCCGAAGAAGGATACGCCGGGCACGCCTTCCGTCTTCTGCGGCCGCACGCGCGTGCGGGGAATCGTGGAGCGACCGAGATCAGTGATAGTAGCCTTCGTTGCCTTGCTGCCTGCCATGTCTCGGGTCCCCTCTTACCTCAGTCGGTGCGATTCCAATCCGCTTCGTGCGCTTTACCAGCAAGCGTCCATGGGCTCTGGAGGATGCGTCGACCTGATCCGTGAATTCTCCGTTCGGGAATTGCGTCGCCTCGTTGATGTAAGCGTCATTCCAGCTGCCGCGGAGCAAGTATACGTTGCCCGCCTCGACTTGCGCGGCGAAGCCC